TCACGATTGTCTAATCTTTGAGCGTTGATTACAATTGCACCTTTGTTGATGTTTATACTTGCCCCACTTTGTCCGGGAAGCCTGACTTCTTCTTTATCCCTCAAAATAGCTATACCCTCTCCTCCCGGAGTCGGTGCGTTAAAGATTCCTCCCGTATGCATTTTTCTAAGTTCAATCCCTTCCTGATTTTCATAATCCTGAGGCATATTTGTAGCGCCTATAACATTTCCCTCTGAATCCAATATCTGGTATATTGGTCTGCTGTTTGATTGTGCGTCTGCTATTTCCTCGATTTCAGTTTGGACTTTTTGCAATTTGGCTATTTCCTTGTCATACCACTCTAAAACTGCCTGAATATCTGCAATTTTCTTTTCTTTGGCCTGATTTGATGCTTCAATTTGGATTATCCAACGTTCCTTTATTTCGTCAAGTTTGGCAACTTCTGCATCATAATATTCTGGCAACATAACGCCTGTCTGATTGAATAGACTTTCCATGAATGATTGTCTTTCTTTTTCAAAATCAGCAACTGCATTATTATAATCTTCAATATCCTTTAAAGATTGTTGATAAAATTCCTCAAATGCGTCAGCAGCTTCATTTACTTTTTCACCTAAATTTTCAAATGAATCTCCAACTTCATTTGTTGAACTTTTAACTTCTTCATTTGATTGAACAACATTATCAGCTTCGTCACTAAAAGATTCCATTGCCCCGACCGTTCCTCCAATTCGGTCAGTTGAATCTTCAAATGTCTGATACATGCTTTCACCTTCGGATTTGATTAATCCAAGTTTTTCTTTCAGCCAATTAATTGGATTTGCCAATATTTTAAATTTTTCAGCTAACCAGTCCAAAGTGCGTGTAAAGAAATTAACGACTTTTTCCCAATTCATATACAACAAAGCAATTGCTGTTATGATTGCACTTATTGCTACTACCACTAATCCTAATGGATTCGATAATAAATAAGTTCCAAACGCTTTCATCATATTGATAAAAGTTAAAAATGCTGGAATAACCTGTGCAGTCATTACTGTCGCCATTGCACTTTTGGCTGATATAAATATATTTACTGCAGGGCCGACAGCTATCAATATCGGTGCTATTTCCGATAATTTGGAAACATACGGAGAAATAGCATACATTGCTTCTCCGACAACATGTCTTATTTTATCCAATGCCGTAAACATTACTTCGTTGTTTATCCGTGCATTTTCCTCAATAACTCCTGAACTTTCTTCAACTTTTTGTCTGTATTTTTCCAATTGCCCTTCGGTCAGTCCAAGCAATTCAATCAATTTATCTAAATCACCGCCTGATTGATTGACAGCAGTCCGAAATTCTGTTATTGCCACTCTTGAGGTCAATCCTAATTCCCGTTCCATTGCCCCAATCATTGCAGCTGCATCATTAATATTTATTCCCAATTCCCTGAATTCAGGCCCCATTCTGCCTACATTGTTCAGAAATTCACTTATTTCTAACGTTGTTTCCCTTTGTATAAATCCAAAAGCTGACAACGCATCTGTTTCCTTCCCAACTTCAATTCCAACTGCCCGCAACGATACACTTGCATCTGCTAATGCAACTGAACTTTCACCAGTAGCATCAGATACTAAATCCCAAAATGTTGCATATTGTTGCAATGCTTCTATGGATTCTATCCCTTGTTGCCTTCCCTTTTCCATAACATCTAAAACATCTTCAATTGCGAATGTAACATTTGAAGTTTCAATTACTATTTTCCGTAATGCCCCTTCACTCAATCCATCAAGACTTGCGGCTAATTGATTTGTTTTTTCAATCAATGGAGCATATTTTTTCGTAAACCCTTCAATTGCTATTCCAATTCCACTGATAGCCGAACTTGCAATACGCCAATTTTTTTCAACTGCCTTAGCTGCCTTTTGCGCTTCTTTTTCGGCTTTTGACATTGCACTTTCTACAACGGGAGACATGTTGTCAATTGCTTTTAATATAAAATTTATATCTGTTGCCATTATCTTCTCCTATCAACGATTTCTTTCGCTTTTTGATAGTCCGATTTTTCTAATTTTGAATTTTCATTTAACAATGCTAATTGGAAAAAATATTTTTGCTTAACAGTCATATCGTTAAACCTCTCAACGATTTTAAATCCCATTTTATGCATGTAATATAATTCAATCCCCGCATTACTTTTTACGAAAGGATTTTAAAGCATCAATGTCCTCCTCATTGATTGAACTTATTTTGTATATTTCCAATGCAATTTTCTTTACAATTCCAGGCGGAGAAATTTGTCGTAATTCGTCTTCTGTTATATCCATAACCAGCCCATATTTGCATGCTAAAATATTTTGTTCAAATTCTGCTTTCATTAATTTCTTCGTATTCAACTGCATTCCTTTTTTGATTTTTTCTCTTGCATCTTTTTCCGAATTTATTGCCCCTCTTACTTCAATATCAAATACATCGCCTTTTCGTGCTTCAATTTCAGCCCATTGTTCTTCTGTTAATGGCCTGATTTGTATTTCCCCGCCTAATTCTTTAATTGTTACCGTTTTAACTAATTTGTTTCCTTTTAACAATTCTTCTTTCGTTATCATAATGGCTCTCCTTTTTTAATTTTAACTTTCAATATCTTCATCCATATCATCATTGTTGTTTTCTAAAGTAGCTAACATTTCGGTGTCAACTTCGGTTACTGCATCTGCTAAGGTTGTAGTGTCTACTATCGCATAAGCACTAAAGGAATGGTCTATCGGACTTCTACCGCTTGGTGGTGCTCCAACTTGGGTATACTGTACTTTCGGGAATTTCAACTCTAAACTGCCCGGAGTCCCGCCATCAATAGTAATAATAATTTCTTCACTTCCCGGACTGTCGGTATCATGTATTCCGTCAGCATCTCCCCAATATTTTGCATATTCGGTTTCATCTTCAAAATGCAAATTTCCGCTTAGATTAACATTTCTTGCCCCTACAGGGAATCTGCATGGATAACGAGTTCCGATTCCTTTGCCTCCCGGTGCATCTATATTGTTGGCTATGTTGATTGTCATGTTTTTGATTTTACAATTATACCCAACTCCACCAAAGCTAACTCCTGCGGCTATAAAGGTTAACATCTTCTCTTCAAATAAATCTAAATCTGCAATTTCTTTTAGAGTTCCTTTATGGTCTTTCCCGGCAAAACAATCAATCGTACACAATAACCAATCTCCACCAATCTCCAAATTTAAGGAATTAATTGTAACTCCGGTAAAGATATGTTCAAATGCGTCCTTTCCTATTCTGGCTGTGAAACTTGGTAAACTTGTACCTTCTTTCCCATAGATTTCATGAGTGTTAGTTCCTGCTCCACCATCGGTAAATTTATATTCCCCTAATGCCCATTTCAAAAAATAACCTATTGCCCTAACATTAATCGGAAATACAATATTTCCAGAAGGTGTATAATATCCCGGTCTGATTTCTCGCCTACCTCGATACAGTCCGCTTTCAAATTCTACATTCGGATTGGCTGGTACATCTAACCCTGCTGAGCTGATTTCAATATGGAATTTTGCTTCAGGAGGTACTGCCGGGTTAAAATTTTCTTCCTCGCAACAACCTAAATATCTTCTAACTGTTCCCATTGTCTTTTCTCCTTTCTTATTCGATTACTGTGAAATAAACTTCACAGGTATATATTGCGCTAAATAAGTTCCCAGATTTGGTTATAAATTCGGGATTGCTTCCTATAAATCTTGAACTTCTAATATCACTAAAAAATGTTCCATGGCCAAATCCCAAAGTCCGGTCAGCTATTAAAACACTTTTAGCTCTTGCGGCTAAACTATTGGCTTCTTTTTCGCCTTGGTATTGGTCAGTATTATAGATTACACTCACTACTGCAATTTCCATAGCCCAGCATTCGGTTTTCAGATAGCTGTCTTCCGGTACTAATCTTGCTTCTCCTTGCCCTACCCAGAGTCCGGGAGTTTTTGGACTTTGAGAAGTTTTGCCACCCATTATTAGACTTTTCACATCGTGCAACTTCCCACCGTCTACATTGATAGCATTTTTCAAGGTTGTTTCAATAGCTTCCATAATATCATCAATAGCTTGTTCTAATGTTTTAGACTCCACCTGTTACCTCCCTCTGTGCTTTCCGTATAAATTCATCTATCCGGTCAACACCTCTTTTGACTCCTCTTTCGTGATAAGGATTCGGTCGCTGTCCTTGAACGGTTACGTGTTTAGCAAATATCTCTTGACCTTTCCAGACAAAATGCAAACATTTTTTATTAACTGCTCGTATGGTATAAGGTCGTTTTTCGGGTCCATAAATCCCAGTTCCTAAAGCTACATACAAAGCATATTCGGGTCCGTCATA